CTTTGACTGTTTTTGTGACTGTGTACGGAGCGAAGAAAGCACCAATGTCCCAGTATCCTGCTAGAATAACTGCGCCGGTAATGTCTGTGGTGAAAATCGAACTTAAATCAGTGCCATATTTCCGTGCGCCTGCGTCTGCAATTGTGGGGAGGAAGTTTCCGTTCGCTGCGTCGGTGAAGGTGAAGGTTTGGTTTATCCTGCAACCTGCTCCAGACCAATCATCTGCGGTAGCATCGGAGGAGGCACAGTATGTCGCAGAATTTATACCTGCTCCAAAATCAACGAAATTGGCATTCGCCTGTTTACACGCTGACAAACAATTTATTAAATTGATCGTTCCATCGCTGCCATCATTACGTGTCTGGAATCCTGTGCCACAATTATATGCTGTGCAATTGTAAAAGGTGGTAGTGACTCCTGAATAATTGACTCGGAAACCTGCCGGATTAGTGGAGTTCCCCACACAACAATTATAAGCAATGCAATTTCTAACAAGCACGGTCCCGGTACGAGAGTTTCCGTCGTTGATCCAGAAACCGTACGAATTAGTATTCGTGCTATAGACTCCTTTAAGAATACAATTACTTATCTTGATGTTTACACCATTAGCATCACCGTACCCTAGAGCCAAACAATAAGAATAATCTGCACTAGAAGTGGTTTGACACTGAAGACCATCAACTACTACATTTTCTTCCTCTATCCAAAGATTATCAACTCCAGAAGTCTCCAATCTGTACTTACTGGTTGAATAAACCCCCGTATGCCTTTCACTTCCAGGAGTGCAAATCTTGATATAACAGCTTGCGCTTGTCGTCCAACCATAAACAAGACAACTAGTCGTATCCTGCATGGCATAGCATTCGGCAATCTCAATATTTCCAGCCGCAGCGATATCCGCTTGCCTGCCAGCTTCCCATGCAGATAGAGAACTGTAATCTCCGCCGGATGGTTTAATTGTTTTTACGATAGTTGCCATATCTAACTACCCACGATAAGTGCTTTTGTGATCATCCCAAGCTTGGCCGAAATTGACAGCCTCGATAGGTTTAGTTTTGTCTAATTCATACACGACAGGGAATTCTTGCACGTCTTTCAAACAACAAGGAGGTTTCACCCACACATTAATTCTCCCAGTGCTCGGGTCATAACCTTCCAATTCAGCAGGGAGTCTGATACTCGATTCTTGATCGGCATAGAAATTAACCGCACATAATTCACCAATCGGAACAGAAACTAATATGGGGGCATTCATACTTTCACCTCACAAAAATCTAATTACTGTTTCTTCCACACCTGTTTGCTTTGCTCTAAATAGTCCTGCATGATCTCTTCAGAGGTACGTGCATAGGGATAGTAATGTAAACTGGATACTGCTCCCTCATAATACTTTGGTTCAATATCAACGGGAGCATTCCCGAGCAAACATGCCATCTTATAAACAAAAATCAAAAAACAAATCATTAAAACGGTAAGAATCAAAGCAATTTGCCATGTCATAATTTCACCTTATTGATAACCTTCTCACTATCAATGCTATCAATCAACAAAATATAATCTCTCTTTACATCCAGCATATTGCCGGTTGGTTCTTTTGTTTCCATATCAATTTCAGGAACCTGCCCAACCACTACATCTTTCGCGTCCAGCGTTTTTGCAATGTCTTCAGGATTAAAACAGAATCTTCGTCGAGCATACGTTTTGGATAATTTCATGGTCAATTCTTCTTTCACGCTCTTGACCACATCATCTCTCTTGATCGTATATCTCGTTTGCCCGACAGCACCCATATTTACTACAGCGCCGGTGCTTTGCAACTTTGCTTCAACATCCTTCTTGTCTACGCTGGATAGGATATCCTGCATGACTGGCTGATCGAATTCGTCCACGACAGGTTTACCCTTATCATCCAAAACGGGTTCCTCACCGATCTTTACATCTATCTTCGCAGACCAATCAGCTAATATCCGTATCGTACCGGCTTCGGATTCGAGTTCTTTGGTAAACACTACGTCCGCCACATCCGCTAGACCCAACACGGCGGGACTGCAGGCAGCTTGAAAGATGTCAACATCTGCATAAATGCCGCTGATGTCTTTTACTGGTTCGGGAGCTATCTCGATTCCACCACCGACGAGCACTGCACCCATACCTCCTTCAACGGCAATTTCCTTGCCTGCTGCAATTTCCGCAGCCGCTGCGTCGGTAGCAACAACATTCACAGCCACGTTCCATTTACTGATAACCGGATCAAGTTCTTCTTGTGAAACTGCATTCGTTCCGTCATCCTTCACATGCTCTGGGTCAACATACAGGCGCAATTGCAGAATATTGTTAACTTCATCAAGGGCAAGTTCTTCCACTTGTACCCGATGCTGCCAAGGCTCGATCAGGTGCTTGACTTCTTCCGCTGTACCTGGAACTTTGACGATGACAAACTTGGGGGGACATTCTTCATTCCCCCATGCGTGACCATCGTCAAAGACCACAACGGGATCGCCACACTTATAGCATCCTTGCCGATCCTTGATCGGGTCAACGTGCGTTGCATCAATCGCTTTAACGAGTATCTCTGCCATATGCTAGTTCCTATCAGGTATGAGTCACGTACATCGGACTTGGGTAGAAATAGATAATATCTACTGTAACTGCCCAACCAACAACCCTTATAACGGCATCAGTAGCCGTAGGTTGTGTGGCAGTGATTGCACCGGCGGTCTCACTTACGTACAACACCTGCCCAATGGTCCAGTTCCAAGTGTCATCTCTTATAAAGCATCCAGGCAGAGCAACATTCATTGCCTGTCCGTCCGTCTTAGTTTCTAACGAAACGCCCAATAACCCACTGCCTGTGGATTCAGCATCTGCACCGGCCTTCCACCATTCACCATCGGATTTTAGGTAAACAAGATCCATAATGGTAACAGACTCACCAGCATTATACGTAGCCGTATACGGTCCAACAGCCGTATGATCGGAACCTAAACTTGCACTGATGCCTGATGTGCCTGAGACTCCGTTTGTGCCTGAAGACCCTGACGTACCCGCCGCGCCTGTTGTGCCGTTTATTCCACTTGAACCGTTTGTTCCTGCTGCACCGGATGAGCCATTTACGCCCGAACTGCCATTAGTTCCAGCCGCTCCAGATGTTCCTGCAACACCACTAGAACCGTTTACACCTGAAGAACCATTAGTTCCTGCAACGCCATTAGTCCCATTAACTCCGTGTGAACCTGATGTTCCTGCGGCACCGTTAGTTCCATTTACACCAGAAGAGCCATTGGTACCAGCAGCACCAGAAGTACCGTTTACTCCCGCAGAGCCGTTTGTACCGGCTGCTCCAGAGGTTCCCGACACGCCCGATGATGCATTTGTGCCTGCAGAACCGCTTGTTCCACTCACACCCGCCGAGCCGTTAGTGCCGGATGACCCAGTTGTCCCTGCTGCACCAGACGTTCCATTAACTCCGCTGGAGCCACTCGTACCCGCTGCTCCATTGGTTCCATTGAGACCCGATGACCCATTTGTACCTGCTGCACCAGAGGTACCGGCAATACCGCTGCTTCCATTTGTTCCTGCCGCACCTGATGTTCCCGCGACACCACTACTCCCATTGGTCCCAGCATTGCCGCTCGTACCAGCTACGCCCGATGAGCCGTCAACACCACTACTCCCACTCGTTCCGGCAACGCCTGAAGTACCGTCAAGTCCCGAACTCCCGTTTGTGCCAGCGACACCCGATGTGCCATTTACGCCAGCGGAGCCGTTTGTACCGGGAACTCCGCTTGTTCCTGTGGTGCCTGACGTTCCGTCATGTCCAGAAGTTCCAGAAGTGGTTGCAGCGATGCTGGCGATACGCTCTGCCACGGTAGCGTAATCCCCCGAAGGGTTCTCGCCGAGTTCGCCTTCGATTCCTAGAATATCGTCACGTAGAAGATTGTGGTGTGCAGCTACAGCAAAGCTTTCGACCGTAGTACCATTGGAATGTGCTGCAGCGAGAGTACCATCATAACCACGATTGGCGAGACTGCCGACAGTGAGATGTGTAGCATCTTTGGCGATGTACTTGATGATCTCGCCGTCAATGGTAACAACACCCTGACTTGCGAAGCTCGCAGTGGAATTAACAGTGACGATGAGACCGTCAATCGCGAGTGACGCTGTGAGATAGGTGCTGGCGTTGTTGACAGCACTAATGAGATCCGCCTCGGTTGCAACTCGGTATGCCATGCGTTACCTCCAAGATCAGAATCCCGATGCAGCCTCGGAGGGAGCCGCCTGTCCAGGGGTTCCAGGCACTGAGGTGGTCGAGTTCCCAGTGTCTGCCGGAACGGGCGGCTCTTCGGGGGGATTCAACAGATCTTTGATGTCGGTTTCTTTACGCAGCAACACCATCGGATCCATCCCCAACAGCGTCCTAAATCCTGTGACAGTCAGCTTGCCCAAATTCCCAGGCAGCGGATCTAAGTTAATATTCGCTCTCGCTTCGTCAATCGTCATGACTTCCTGTGCGAGATACACAGCGTCAATCGTGGACTGCTTACCCATGTCTCTCGGGTCGATGTCAGTCCAGAAAAATTCCATCTCCGCAATTGACTTGTTGCCTGTAAGCTGCGCGAGTCTGGGCAGCACATGCATCGTGATCTTGGTTGCCAGCACTTGCGCTAATGGCTTTACGGCTTCTCGCAAAGTCGCTGACATGGTTACATCCGCCGTGGATCTGTTTACGTCGGCTTGGATTCCGAAGTCCATCGGGTGGAGGTCAAAACAAATTGCGAGCACACGGGTTTGCAATTCGTGGAACTGAAGGAACAATCCCTCGTCACCGTTAGGTTTAAGTGGAATCGGTTCGGGGCGTAACTTGCTCCCATATCCACCGACGAATCCCGGCGAACCTCTGCCACGCAATTCATTTTCCCAATACACGCGAAATGCATAGCGCTGATCCTCATCCACTTCGTCGCCAAGATAAATCAACATGGACGGATACGCTTCGCTGGCGATCTGCCGCTGGTAGCTCGACAAATTCGTGAGCGTGTCCATCACTTCGACTGCAGTCTCAAACGGCGAGAGCCCGAACGGGTCGAAGCTCCGCTTGCGCATCATGATGTATTCAATTTCGGAATCGAGGAACTGCGTTTGAATCTTGCCGTCATCCAAGACTTGCAGCCATCGCGGCATCTTGGGATTCCCATCCCACTTTCTGTTCAATGCAATGGTAAATCCCGGCACGACCTCCATTCCCAACACATCGTTACCCACGATGTTGACAGGCTTCTCCACGTACTCCCAACATCCGGCGTCGAAGATCAAAACGTCTTCCACGATCTGTCCGAGGAACGAACACAAATCATCGTCAGACGAATTCGGTCTCGAAAGCAAATCCTTCGCGATTCGGGTAGCCTTTTGAAACTCCTCTTTCTTTTCCTTTGCGTCCTGCACGTTCTTCGGTTGCAGTCCCCACGTGAGAGATTGGATGGCGTTACGAATCAACCGGATTGCTCTTGACGGCAGCGGAGCTTCCGAGAACATCATCAAGTCTTTTCGGGATCTGCGCAAACGCCTGCGCTGAAACTGCTGCTTGCCTGCGGAGGGTGCCCACAGGAACGAAGTTCCCCCGGCGTCTTTCATGGAAGTGCGCTTCCGCTGTCCGGCCTCCAATTGCTGAAGCGGGCGTGCAGGTTTCGATAATCCATAATTTCTAAGAAGTTCGAACATGCTACCCCCTGAGTTTTACGAAAGGATCTTCGTTCTTCTCGAAGCGTCCGTCCAATGAAAGCCCTTTCTCTTCCACCCACACATGTACTGCGGACACAGCTTGCGCAAATCCAAAATGATCTTCGTGATCTGGATGGATCTCGGCCAGCAAAGCATCAAGATGTTCGAGCAACTCTCGCAGCATGTTTTCTACCCATCGCTTTGGCAAAGGTTTTTACTTGAGTGCCGATCCCATACGCAACTGCCAAAACCAATTCGAGAATCAGCATCGGGAGCCAAAAGAGCGTAAGCAATCCCAACTTCGCTTCCCCAGGCTCAGTGTTGTAGTTATAAATATATGCGAGTGTGAACAGCAGTCCGCACAGCAAGTATGCTGCACAGAGTGAAATAACCCACAGCGTGATCATCAATCCTCCAAGTCTTTAGGGTCAATGCCATTTTCGACAATCATCTGATTGTATAACGCGGCGTTATCCGCAATCAGTTCGTCATCGTCTTCGGGATCTACTTCCAAGGCAGCATGTTTCATACGGGCTTCGCTGTGCTGCTTGAGCGTACCTTTCGACCCGCCAAAATACTTTCGCGCCTCTTTATCCAATTCTTTAAGACTCATTTCAACCCTTTCAACCATCCAGAAAAAACAATCGGATGGATGTAGCTGTTCAATGCCTTATCGCGACCGTTGTTCAAGTGCGTAGCGACAACATCTCCAATGTGATTGCGAGAGGCTTTGTATTCTTTCAACGTGGCCGGTTTGGGGAGACTCTTGATCATCTGCCGAGCTATCGTGGTCGCGCCCAATGTACGCCAGTTATGTGGAGTGAATCCATACGAGTCCCCGTGCGTGAGGCTGCTGGAATATTTCAACACAGTCGCGTAGGAAACATCGCCGAAGATTCTGCCATTTGGTCCAGCAGCTTTTGCCCTCGATACGAGATCTTTTGCAAGTTTAGAATCATGTATCTGATACGAATTGGCAATCTTGTCTTTGCCGACAAACTTTGCAAATACCTTCCCACCCTTTTCAACGATGTGCCTACCCTCAAGCGTGCGTGCGCCATAGATCGGGGGTTTCGTAGTTTCATCTGCCACGCGCATGAACGTGTGCGAGATTAAACGCATGATTGCAGCTTCCGGTTTGTTGCCTGTCATCTTGGCAGTCAATCTGTCCGCAACAGGTTCCAATTCAAGAATCTTTTCCCAGTGTTGTGCTCCACGTTCGGCAACTGCTTTGGGCAGGTAGATTGGTTGGAACTTGCCCTTCTCATTTACGCTGTGGACCACATGACCTTTGTCATCAGGCTTCGTGTTCACGTATGTACGCAGATACGCTTTTGCATTGGGAACCGTGACGCCCTCGTGCATCTTCAACCGTGCTTCGGTCAGCTTCTCGCGCAACATCCATAGCCCTTGACCCTTTGCGTTTTTCTTTGCTGCCCACTTATCGAGCTTCGCGATCCGACTGTCTGAGTGCTCCTGCACAGTGAATGTCTTACCCTTGGAAGATGTCTTCGAGTACGTCCTGATCTTCACAGCCTCAAGGATTGCAAGCCTCAGCGCATCGGTGATCTCGTCTGCAAAAGTTCTCATTGCTTCCCCTTGGGTTCAAACAAAATACCATTATCGCCTGAGATGGGCTTATCGTGTTTATCCCCCTTGAGCATAACTTGCGGAATGCCTTTGGGAAATGCATCACACCTGAATCCAGGTTTGTCGTCCTCGATCAGGTGCTTGCATTTGAAACAGACTGGAGTCGGTCCCATCATTTGTGCAACCCCTTCAATACACTATTCAACATGCCGCCCGTGAAGTCGGAATGCAAATGCGTATTTACGTTTGCGAAAGCCTCAGCAAAACCTTCCTGAAAATCCCACGCTGCGTAATTGGAATACGCTGTCAGGGATTTCTTGGGAGTCTTTTCCCAATGTGACATCCATTTATCCTGCGCTTCAGAAGACAACGACGAAAACACAGCGTGACCGAATTCGTGAGTGATAATATATTTCCAACCGAGCTTCGAGGTTCCCTGTGCGAAGAAGTGATCCTGCTCGTTCATCTTCAGCGCCTTGGACAACAGAGCACGGTCACGTAAGTATACAGAGTTGAGAGCTATCTTATCACCAAGATTCGACGCCTCCCCAAAAGACCAGTCATCTTTCTTGAACGGCTTGCCTGCAACTTCCTTAATCTCGTTTGCTACAGTTGGAAACGCTTTTGCCAATGAATTCCAGGTGTCGAAGATTTCCTTTTGTGAATTCACGTCCAGAGTCACGTCCCCGAAACGGATCCTGTTATCTGGGAACAGCGCCATCGGGTTGACCATCGCCTTGCGCTTGCCGTCGGCCTTTTTCTTCTTCGTGAAGGCTTTGACCTGGTTTCGACCTTGGGCAAGTTGATTCTTAATTTCATTTCCAGTCATCGGCCTGTCGTAATGGCGCTTGTAGGTCTGAACCTGAACGGCTCCATGCTTGCCCTGGCGTTGATAGGCTTTCACCTGAACATCGGACGCAGCTAGGCTGGAAAGGACGATTTGGGTAGCAATTTGACTCAACAGATCAGTGCTAGGTTGGCTCATAACCCTCGTGTAGCGGCCCCAGAGCCCAAATTACGCCCTGAGGCTTACGTAACCATGTACTGATGGAATTCGGACTCACCCTGACGGTCCATCTCCCACTTCAAAAGCTCGTAATACGCGCACCTGCTACTATAAGGATAGTTTCTGCAAACCTCAGGTCGGCCTTCGTAGATTGTGCATACCCTCCGCGTGCTGTGGAAGAATTTACACATCATATCGTTGGTCAACGGATCCTTTCGCATACGAAACAACCATCTTTTTCCCGTCTGCTTCAGATGGTGCTTTTTTGCTTCTTCAATGGTCAACTCAAGATGCTTCGCAAGCCTCGGGATGTCCTTGGGCTTGAGATCAATCTCGTGATAACCACAGCAGTAACCGGGACAGTTCAAGCAATCGAAAGTTTTCCTGCGCTTGTCTGGAGCACTCTGGACTTTCGAGCTTGCAGTCTTGCGTATCGGATGACTCATTCTTCAACCTACTTTCGTTTTCGCTTCTGCATCCGAGAAACTTCCGAAAGCCCAATCGCAATCGCCTGCTTCTGATCGGTCACGGGGTCGCCCGAAGACGACTTGAGCTTGCCCGATTTCCATTCCTTCATAACCTTGGTCATTTTCTTTTTGGCTGCAGGAGGCGCACATGCGGCCACTTCCGTCGCAAGTTTGGGATGTTGAGACATCTCTACTTGAGACGGGGTCGAAAGCTGATTCTTTCCTGATACACGCTGAAACATTGCGACCTCCTTACGTGGGTTCGGAGACTTCCAGAATCGAAGTCATTCCGGTGATGACTGAAGGCGTGGTCGGGCAGTAAATGTACGGCCCGCTCCTGTCCGACAGCACAGGTAGCTGCACCATCCAGCAGCCGCCCGCAATCGGAGTCAGGCTGATGAGAGAATCTGTGTAATACACGTTGATCGCGGCAGGAGCGCCACCGGGGGCGTCCAGTGCGGATACGTCGAGGTAATTCTTACCGGCTGATAGACCTGGGGTCATGATATTTCTCCTATCTTGAAATTAGAACTTCTTGGCAACGACAGTTTATACCTGTTCCGCCGTGCCTGTCTGTGAACGTTATACCATTCTTGTAAAACGGGGTGCTCAATCCTCTTTGCATTCCGTTCATTTCGGAACATTCATAACACGTGCGCTTATCCTGCACGGCCACCCATTCAATTTTGTGCCTCTGCCCAGCGCCGAGCGCAGTGCTATTTTGCACCTGGGACGCTGTGGGCAGATTTCCATGACGGACGTTGCGACTAAGAAACATTGGTCACTTCACTTTCAGATCAAAAGCGTGTTTACGAATGATCTCGGCCTTTGCTTCCGCAAATGTCTTGTGCGCGGAATGATCCAATGTTTCCCACTTGCCTTCCCAGAATACTTCACGCGCAGCGGCAAAATATCCACGTGGATGCTTTGTCACCAAATAACGTGTCTTCGAGCCATCACGCGCTGAGATTGTACCGTGGTGATATTGTATGCTCCCGCTAGGAACCTTGTGCCCACGCTTGAGATTCCCTTTGGTGACGCCTTCGCTAGTGCCGAATGCATTTAGGACGTTGCAATATGCATCATGACTACTCGCTGCTATAGAAGACTTCGACGCAAAACCGCTCCAGTCAAGACCATATGACTTCCGTGTGTGATCGTCCCAGCGAAATTGCCACCACGTGCGCATGGCGTGCAAACTGCGGACGGCGATAGTCTGCTGCTCAGTCATGGGCGCACATTCTGAACAGGCGCGAACTGGGCAAGAGTTGCCGACCTGTCATGGAGAGCTGCTGCAAACACGTCGATGCCGTCCTGATCGGTGAGTTCAAGATCATACAGACTCGTAGGCGCGTGAGTCGCGCTGGGAACTGTACTCGCTCCGACAACATAAGCGCCGCGTATCTGAGTCACGATGTCATAGGGAATTGAGTAATCGGTGAGCACCCCCGAAGCCCCGGCAGTCCACTGCCATTCAACCACCCAGGTATTCCGATATGCAGCGACAGTGGGAGGGGTCACGGATCCCACTGCAAACACCAAACTCGTGAACGCAAGCACAGACATCAGCAACAGAACCGAACAGAATCTTTTCATGATCCCTCCTAAATTACACAACGATCTTACAGCGATAGTAGTTGCGATGAGAAGCGATTCGTAACCCTAATCTTACTTCTTGCCGTACTTGAGGTAAGCCCAGATTCCGACACCGACACCAACGAGAAAACTGAGTACTGCGGTCAATACGTATTCCATGATCAATCCTCCTTAGAAATGAACGCCCCTAAAGAACCACACAAGCACCGCGATTGCCAGAGCAGCTATCACAAGTGCGCCAATTGCAAGACCGCTCCAGAACATACCGCCTCCTCAGAACGCAAACGCTTTCTTTGAGCGCTCAAACGCGAGGATGGCTCCACAAGTCGCATCGGGGCCATCATCGTGTGAGTCGAAAGGAAAATTATCCCACTGATTGTAATACGTAGTGCTGAGATGGCTGGCAAAGAAAGTGCGAGTCTTAATGACGGGTTCCAAATTATAAATCCGTTGGATCTTATTGGCAGTCTGCGTAAAGGTTCTAAGCGGCACTGTGATATTACGTTCTTTGGCGATCTTCTTGAGGTATGGAAGCAAAACACCGAAGCCGCCGTTGTCCTCGTAGTACAATGTCTTGATCGGATATGCCTGTACCAACCGCAATGCCTCTTCGCACTGCAATTCAACACGCGCCTGATTCAACCAAACATGCAGTACCCAATAAAAATTGTGCGTCAAGCTCTCCTTGGCGATGACATAATCTTTTCCATCTTTGTTTTTACCCATAAGTTCCCTACCCTGAAGGGTAATCGACTTACAAGCAACGACTGCGATACAAGCGTAATCCGCAGCCTGAAAGTTGGATTGCTTTGGATCGCTTGGATCCCAGTACGCGATGACTCGGTAAGAATCGTCCATCTCGGCGATGAATTCCTGTGCATCGAACTTCTGAAACTTGACAGAATCGTAAACAAGTTCTTCGTCGGAAGCCTGCTTGTTCATGTACTCCAACGAGTACGCCCTGGCTCCGATCTCTTCCCGTCTCTGATGCAGCTTCTCAAGCGGCCATCTCTCAGGCCACAAGGCTGATCCGTCTGTCTTCTTATTTCCAATCGGCCACTGTTCGTCGTGCTCATCTTGAGGAATGTTCTCCGCCCTGTAGAGTTTCCCATCCCAGGACTTTTGACGCATCAGAGTTCCGACCATGGACTCGGGGTTCAAGAAATTTCCGATCACGAAAATGTCGCCTGGACTGGCAATCAAATTAACAAGGGTCGTTCTGAAGCGGTTCAGGAACTTTGCACGCTGATAATCAGTGGCGACTGTATCTGTGTCTTGAGGATCATCGAAGACCATCGCATCCGGTCGCCACTTGCCCTCTTTCAATCCGCGCACGTGACTGCCCATTGTACGCGCTTCGACGATTGCGCCCGATGTCACTTTGATACGGCTATCGTTCCAACTGACAAATTGCCCTTTGAAATCCATCATGGGCGACAGATGAGGATAATCGTCCAAGAGAGCTTGATTGCCTATGCTGCGATCCAGCGTATTTTGAAGCGTAGAATAATGATTCCAGAATGCCCCACCGGATCCGCCGAACAAACAGATGTACCATTTATCCTGTCTGGCTAACCACCATAATGGCGCGGCGAAGAGCAGGAAGGTGGACTTACCGCTGTCCCTGGGCTCGCATCTGACAATGCGCTTGTCTGTTTTTGGGCTCTGAACGCTGTCAATAAGATCTTGGTGATGCTCGCCCATTGCGCAATCAAAGTGCGCAGACAAGTAATGATAGATAAATTCAATGAACCAACGCCGAGCTTTCTCTTTGGCGACGATGTGTGCAAGGCTGGCGCGTTCCTTTATAAGAAAGAACGGCTGCTTAGCCTGCATTATCGGCTTGGTGTCACTGATCTCCGCGATGAGAGCACTTTTACGAATCATGAAAGCCTTATTTGTGGATACTGTCAAGAAGCCAGCGCTGCAATGACATCTGCAGCTTGGCGATGATTTCGTAACGGGACATGCCCGCTACTGCGAACCTGGGAGTCAACGTGTTGTCTTCGAGATTCTTTTCCCACCAAAAGATCATGAGCCCTTCGAGTTCTTTAGAACTTTCAGTCACTTCTTTTTGTGCCCATGCAAGCGCATCTGCGGGAGTCCAAAGCGTACAATCGTTATTCTTCTGCGCACGTCTCGCTGCAAGTTCGTCCATCATATTGTCGCTAAGCCTCGTCAGCAGAGTCTTCAAGTTGGTCGATGTCTTCCATTTCTTTTTTGAGTGCGTCTGCCTGTTCCTTGGGCAGATGCATGTAATCGATGTCAAGATTAACTTCTTCGATGAAATCCATGTCAATTCTCCTCGCTTGTGATCTTGCCGGTTTCGAAATCCAATGTGTGCGTGTAGGTTTTCTTTAGCAAATACTTGGTGACCCTGCGGTACACCCGATGCAGGAATTGCTTGCCAGCTTTGTGATGAAAATTACCTGGACTGCAGCACATGCAGTGCAGACCTCCTGGGCCAGCGTTTAGTTTGGCTGAGACTTCATGATACATGCGCTGATTTCTTGCTGCAGGATGTTTGGATTTCATTAGCGCAGAGCCTCCATCATGTCTCGCAGCTTCAATGCTTCCTTGCGCATTGTGATTGCACCGTGGAACCACTTTCTCCGTTCCTTACTGATCGTTTTCCATCCTCTTACCAGATAGGCACGCGCCTTGCCTTCGAACATACCGATCTGCGTGTTTGATTTCACCCAGGTTTGTTTGGATTTCTCAGAGAGGCCGATCATGCTCTTGTACTCAAAAGCTCTCGGTGTGTACACGTCCTTGTACGTTTGGATCTGACCAATCAGGTACTGCTCACGCTGCGGCGCTTTGAGCTTCGCGTACTGCTCTTTCGTGAGTTCGTCTTTCCTGGTGAAAGGTCTAACCGTGTAGCGCCTTCCCTTCGTAGAAGTCCTCGTGTGCGCTTTGACAGCTTCAAGTCTTTCGCAGATGGCTGCGTAGACTTCCCGTGCTGTGAAGATGAGTCCCATTTGCGTAGCTCCTGTTTGAGTCTGCTGCTCATTGACCGCTCTGCGGCGTCGTTCCAATCAAGCTGATTCATATCATCCCGAGTTTGCTTTGGCAGGAGTCTCACCAACGTCACGTTCTCCTGCCAAAGATTATTGACCGGAACAGCTAGGCCGGTTTGATCAAGTTCGCCTGGATCTGAATTACAACAGCAGTGTCGTTGGACTCAATCTGATCTCTGATCGCCTCCTTCAGATCCTTCAGCTTCATGTCAGTCTCAACTTCAATCATGACGGAAACCTTCTTTTGCTTCGCCATTTCGCTTTCACCTCCCTCCTTCTTTAATGAATTTGCTCACAATCACTGCGATCCCGAAGATCAGGAACGCAATCGAAAACCACATGCACACATCAAGAAATATCGCCATTTTCTTTGCCCCTTTCTCTGACAAGTCTTATCGTACGCGTTCTCCTGCACGGGCGTACCGTTTTCTTTAACAGTCTCTCTTCTTTCAAAATTGCTTCTGGTACACACATTTTCTTTTCCATGTTGTGCAGTACCGAGTCTGGGATCTCCTGTGCCACAAAATCGTAGTTCAATGCCGCACCTTCAACACGAAATTCTCTAGGCTTGATCGCTTGAACAACAGTTCTATCTTCCCCCGGCTTTGCAACGTCGTATGAGCCCAAAATTTCCTGCCTGAAATGATCCCGCATTCTCTCTCTATGCTGCGCCTCATACTCTTTGGAGATAACCTTAATGAAAGTCTGATTCCCCCAGGCTGGGAATGAAATCTCCTTTTCATTGCTCATGACGCTTTCGCCTCTGCCAGATTTCTTTCAATCTGCTTCTTGAACTCAGGGGAGAGATTCTGTCTGGAGAGTAATTTTGTCCACTTGCTGATCCTGGCTTCTTTTGCCTCAGCCTTGGTTTGCATATCAATTCACCTTTCTCAGTAAACTGCTGGATGCTTCGATGATGCGCTTCTCTTCTTTCTTTGGAGCAAGTACCGACCAGCCCAGATCCGCCTTCATGATTACCGGCACATGGAGTGCTCCACATTTCCTGCACACCCTCTCGTCGATTGAATACGTCGGCACCAATGTCAACTGCGTTATAAACTCATTGGTGATACTCACTGACTGTGGCTGATGCAGACTCATGTCTGCTGAGCATTGCAGGCATTTGAACACGTCTCTCACGATACTTTCTCCTCCGGTTGATGCCGCGTGGCTATAGCTTCCAACTCGGCCAATTCACTATCTGAAAGTAAACTCATAGGGTCTTGAGCAATGGTCTGAGTATTCGGGTTATTCACTCTAGCCCGCAATGCATCCATTGAAATAATCAGCCCCCACTGGGTAAGCTGTGAGGCCATGTCCATTACCACGCGCCACGACAATCCAAGATTCCCCGCACGCTTTGCGACCGCGATGTGATACTCGGCCTGGGAGAAGAACCAGCCCACGAATTTCTCTGGATTGAACTCAGCTACGATCTTTGCGATCTCGCCCAGAATCTTCTGTTTGTCTTTGAAGATCATGACCGATGAGACGCCGAACAAATCGGCAATCTCAATGTCACGCATTCCTTGGTGGAGTAATTCTGCAACGCAGCCTAATCTTTGTGTGCGAGTCAGGAGTTTTGCATCGACAGCACCTGATTTGATGTCCCGCAAAAGCGCCAGTGCATTTTTGGATACTTTCATCGGCTTTTCTTCGACTTCACCGACAGAAACGCCTGATTTCCGCTTCATCAGCTTCAATCCCGAGACGTATTTCTTGCGGCTTTCTTCCGAGAACGTCCTGCCGTTCTTATCGCCAGTAGTCCCCAGTCTTTCAAAGTGGCTTTGTGGGCCATCCTCATCAAACTTTTCGTCGTCCATTGCCCCATTTCCCTGTATATGTTAACCAACTTCCAAATTATCATCTTTTTACTACTCTAATTACAACAAAAAAGGACCATAAACCTTTCGGCCATGATCCTTTTAAGCCCTCGTATTGACGGGATTGTTACCGAACTTTCCGTACAGTTTTGGTGCGCTTCACCGGACGAACGGTTTTCTGTCGAGCCGCCCTATTCTTCGCAGCCCTTGCGTTCTGCATCCTGACATTCTTCTGCGCAGACTTGCTCAATCTGAGCTTCGAAGTCGGCACGAACGTGTAACCTTTCGGCGTGCCTCGTGCTCCACGTGCCCCCGCATTTGCTCCGCCTCCGCTCATAATCTCACCTCCTTTACAGTAGACTCGAAGACCTCTGCAATCTTCTGTACATCTTTGTCAGAAAGATTCAGCGGAGGAAAGAAGTAGACTACGTTACCGCCTGTTCCCAGCAGCAATAACCCTTTGGCGAAGCATTTTTGCATTACACGCAACACAAGCGTGTGCAGCCCAGAACCTTCGGCCTTCACATTCAATTCAACCCCAAGCATGTGCCCGTCTCCACGCACATCCTTAATCACATTATGGTGTGCACGCCAAATCCCAACCAATGCCCTTTTCAGAGCGCGAGCACTCGCAGCAAAGAGCTTTTGAAAACTTTCGCGTTGCAAGATCTCAATGGTCTTCAACGCGGCTGCACAACTCACGGGGTTTCCCCCAAATGTCGAAGAGTGCACTCCAGAATTCCAATTGGCGACCGCTTCATTATAAATCACAGCGCTCAGCGGCAACCCATTAGCAATCCCCTTGGCTACACAAATCATATCTGGCTCAATCCCGTAGCGCTCAACCGCGAACATGGGGCCGCTTCTACAGAAGCCGGTCTGCACTTCATCCACGACCAACAAGATTCCATAAAACGTACACAACTCACGTAACAACTTCATAAACTTGGAAGTCGCCTTAAGCACACCCCCGCTCCCGAGGATCGGCTCTACAAAGATTGCGGCAACCTCCCAAGGGTCCACCAAATGTCGGAACAAAGATCCTTCCAAATACATTTCGTCATTGTATGGAATACGAAATGCATTCGAGTCGAAACCCGTGTTGTAAAACGTGTAGCTACTCTGCAGTGTCAAAGCGCCCAAACTGTAACCGTGAAATCCACCGATACAACATACAAATTTCCTGCGCCCCGTAGAAAGGGTCGCCATCTTCATAGCAGACTCTATGGCCTCGGCACCCGAACACGCAAAGAAAACCTCCTTACGGGACTTCCCAGGCGCAATCGCAGCAAGCTTCTCCGCAAGTTCAACAGGTGTCTCAGACAGAAACTCCCCTGCAGGCATCGCGGGCAAGCGTTTCATTTGAGTGATTGCGGCGTCTACAATCTCGGAGTGCGCATGCCCCAAAGGCACAGTCATCATCCCACTGGTCGCATCCAAGTAAGTGTTCCCACGCGTGTCTGTCACGTAAGCACCATACGCACACGCCACAATCAAATCAGGAAACAGATGATAAGACAACCTACTGTTGTGCATCTTTTTTAGACTTCTTCCTAACGATACCGTCTTTTGCTTTCTTAGGAGCCTTCACCATCGCATTCTTCTTGCGCATACTGATAATACTTGGAAGCCATTGATACACCGGCCCGTGCGGGATCCCCGCAATGATTTCTTCCTTATGCTGCTCCCCACTGTACATGAGCACAACTTCTGGCTTCACAACCCTCACCATCTGAGCAAAGCCTTTGAAGAAGTACTCGGTTGAAATGCCCCCCGCGTCGTGCCTGGGGGAAAACGCCTGACATTGCATGCTTACCACAGGCGCATGCTGTGGGATTCCCAAAAAACTAAACTCAAAGCTCGCGTCGTCGGTCCAATTCATATCAGGGATGATCTTGATACCAGCTTCCTGCCAGTAACGCGCAACCCAACGGGATCTATAGATCTCATACATCTGCAACACACGGGGTGCATCCAACCACATCGAGAAGTTCGGGGATATAATCGACCCCCAACCTTGCTCTAGCAACATTTGCGTGGTTCCCGCCACATCGCTCCAAACACCTGCAAAGCGATCATCCCAAGAGTAATATCCGAGCACGGCACCCTGAACGATTTCAATCTGCCTCTGCGGCGGGAGCCATGCAGTCAGAAACAAAGTCTTCTCGGGCGTGAACTCAGGCTGTCTCCAGTAAACTTCCGTAGGCACCTGATCGGAAAGCATATCCAATCTCAAATCAGGAATGCCCCACTTATTTGAGGACGGCAGAATAACTTCATCATTATTCACCAATGCCACAACAGATGTTGCTTCCTGTGCAACGTCCCTCTCACGGTCAGTCGGTTCCGATGACTCGGGAATATCCGGCATGATGTTCTCTTTGGGAAACATCTTGTCGAGATCCAACGTGAAATCGGGAATCTCAATCATGCTGGCAAAGTTCGGGAGATCGAGATCGGCGGCAAAGTTCCTCAGACCATCTTCGGTGATCCTCCCGTACCTGCTCGATATCAACAGGATTTTCTGCTTTGCTTCCTTCATGTCTTTCGCTTCCACCCAAACCACCGGCAGAGGCGGAATCTTCCAACCCTCTTTTGCCATCTGCTTCAAGACTGAATCGCGCTGATGACCATCGAGGATGTACGTGATCTTCTTGAATTTCCACGCCAAGAACGGAAACGAAACGCCATGCTGAATCAGAGATGCACGAATCTTGTCTGCATCTTTTTGAGACAAAGATTTCAAATCGCCCTGCAACGGAACCAAGGATTCAATCGCCACTGTATCAGCAGCCTTACACGTAACTTTCAGTTCAGACATCTTTGTATGGACACGTCGCGTCTTTGCAACGGCCTCCTTCAAGATGAGTGTGAATGAATTTGTCGGGAGCGCACCTAACCACCACTTTGCAATATCTTATAAGAGCCGCTCTGTGACTGCGTTGCATCGCTCCTCCGCAAAAAGACACGAAACGCCGATTGAGTGCCGACAGGTAACGAACGATCCCATCGGCACCCTTTCTACGAAAAATCCGCGCTACAAACTGTATCTCATCATATAAACCCCATCGATCAGAAGTTGACATCGACAACCTCAACAAGTACCAGTCTTTACGTGTCAAACAGTGAAAGCAAGAACTATTTTGCCCTATTCCCCATTCCAAACTCCCGCATCAAGCAATCGCTCAATAAGCTTGACCGCATCAACACCCCAGAACTTGAACAGAGTATCCCGCGTGCTCACGCCTGGATCCGGCTTCACAACCTCTTCGTCGAATTTGATAACGTCGAAACCTATCGCCAATCCCTTAATGGATCTCACGTCGAAGAACTCAGCCAGATCCCTCTCGAAGTGCGCATTGAATGCCCCATGCGTTTCATGAAAGCATTTTTTCAACTCTCGAATGGAAGACATCACTTGCCCCCTTTGCCTACAAGCGCCAACGTGGATTTCGCACGGCGTGAGCGTTTGAGCTTCACGTGCTCGACAACCGCAAAGTCTTTCTGTACTGCAGAGCCTCCAAATTGCAACGCCACAGATAGCAACTGAGGACTTGCGCAGTAAGGACAAATCTCAGTTTGACTAAAACTGTAAATCGTTTCGCAATTCAAGCACAACACAGCTTCTCCCAACGGGATCCCCTGTACTACACGCTTGAGAGGTTCACCCAACCATAATATTGGCATATTCAATCCTTTCTTTTAGGATGGACCCTGCAGAGGCTCGGGTGTGTACGCACCCAACATCTGGCGATGCGCCCCTGCAGAGATAAATTGCTTCTACACAACTTTCAAATTACGTTTTTCCAATTCGGGGATTGTACGGATTTTCTTGCTCGTCGGTGGCGACGACTGGAATGTCCACGTCAAATTCAACATGTACTCGTTTCATTTCCCCACCTTCCTTGCTCGTTCGAGCCAGTCGCTAGCTTCCCCCAAACCATATATCTGATTAAAAAATCTGCATCGTTCCTCGTCGAGGATAATAGATGGTATTGCTTTCTTCACCAACTCCTTTAATTGTACATACTCGGGCTCTCCATCTTTAACAGCCTGCTTGTATCCTGCGTAGTACCCATGCTTAAAATCATCACTCAATCGAGTGTCGTCGGATACAGACCAAACTATAGTTCCGCACGAATCATGATGTTCCTGAAATGTAACTTGGTGGCCGTCAACCTCATGTTTGCAGTTTGGACACCACCAAATATTTCCATTACTCATTTCTCCACCATCTTTCTTGCGCGTTCACACCATATAGGGTTATCCAACGAATCAACTATACTTAAAGCATCTAACACCAGCTCCCGCAGGGTGGCGTTCTCGATTTTCAACAGTTCAACGGTCTGTGCGTAACTACCACGCTGGTCAATCTCGTCCTTGAGCTTGGCGTTCTCGGCTTCGAGTTCTGGGTATAAACATTCCAAACATTTGTCATCTTCGCTACAGTTGTCCTTATCACAAACAAAGTACCCACCACATTTTGGACAGTCATGGCAATGATCACTCATCCCTGCCTCCTTATAATTTCAGCCACCAACATATTGTTTGCTTGTCATAATCAGTTTTTATCGCACCTACCCAGTCGTACTTATTTGTTTCAGCGCCATCTTCGTAGACTTTACCATTGAGCACCCAAATACTGATCCACTTTGACGGGCGCTTGAACACGGAAAACGGTGCCGCTATAACTGCAAATAGAGATCCGAAAAATGTTCTACGTTTCATTTTCCTACCTCTTTCTTAGCCCGTTCAATCCATCCTGTGCAATCCACCGAATAGACCGTGTTGGGCCATTTCATTGCTTCTTGAACTAAAACTTTCAGTACATCGTTCTTGGATTTTAACGTTTCATATGCACACACTAAGCACCAGGAATATCTGGTGATGCCTTCTTTGTGAAGCTCACAAATAGGCAATGACAACTTCCATTTCTGAAGATCGCTTAATAATTCTATCCATTGATCGCAATCATCCCCCCATCTATCCGACGATTTATGATCTAAATCATGTAGGTATTCCAACCGATCTTTGTCCTTGGCCATAATAATGTTATCAGATTTAAGTTTAATGTTCTCGGCTTCAAGTTTAGTGAATCTCCTATCCGTTTCACAGCAGTCACGGCAAACAGTATAGTCACCAAAAGCAGCAACACTCCGACCGCAGTACTTGCATTTCGCTGGATAATCGTGTTTCTGGTTTCCAAATACGTTACACTTACTGCCTAATGGATCACTCATTCCCCGCCTCCTGCTGCATCATTACTGGGCTCTTGGATTGGACCGGCCCACGTGTCGTTGCAAGAATCAATCTGGACACCGATCACAATGTAGTTGTTCCACCCGGACTTGCTCTTCATCCAATAATACGCTTCTGTGTCTGGGACTGCCCCTGTCTGCCACGTCAACTCGCTTGCAGCAAGATCGTATTCCAGCTTGCCTATGATCTCGTTGGCGTGGTCGAAGGCTAGACGTTCATCGGAGAGTTGGATTTTCAACCGCTCAATTTCTTTATTCCCCTCTTCCCAATTGAGTATGGCGGTTTCGCGTTCCAATTTGAGCTTGGCGTTCTCGGCTTCGAGTTTGGTGATGTGCTCATCCCTCACCAATATCTCATTGATATAATTGTCACTCATCCCCGCACTCCTTGGTTTTGCATCGGTCGCATTTCTTGAAAGCGTTATGGTAGACCATATACCCAGTATTGTCGCTCATATTGCCGGGACTGTAAGTATTAACAAATTCTGGTGGAGCAACCTCCACACATTCAACTCTACTTAAAAAGTATACACATAGATGACCATGCCGAAGAATGCATGAACCACAGTATTTCCCTTTTGGAATAGTTAAGGTCACTTGTAATTCACTCATCACCGCCTCCTTCCCGCAATGCCTTATTGATTACAGTGTAAGCTGGATTCCATGCCTGATATGCAGCGGTCTGTTGTTTCAGTATCTCACCAGCATCCTTCAGCGCAGCGGCGTACTTGTCGCGCTGTGCTGCAACTTTAAATCCAGATGTAACCATAATTGAGAATGCATTTTTGGCATCATCCCGTTCCTTCTGACACTCGGCAAGTTGCTTTTCGAGATCCAGAATTTTTGCTTGTTCAAGAGAGTAACTTGATTGCCCACACATGCAGACAGTGTGGTTCCCTTGATATACATGCACGAATTCGTTGCAGTAGGTCATTTCTTTATCACCTTTTTTGCTTCAATAACCCAATTATTCAAATCACTTAAAGGAGCACTTAATGACCCTTCCCATACTC